TTGTTAATTTTCCGTTACCATCTTTAATGCGTACTTCTGAACCCTGTTCGTGTGCATCTGCTGTAAATAACGTATCTATCTTCATTTAATCCCCCCTGAGGATAAAAAGCCCTGCCCTGCAAGGCTGTGTTTGTAATTAGCTGTTCAAGTCGAAGTCCATAATTAATGATGACTTTTCTACCGCGCCATCAGACCCATGATGAGCTAAAGCAGTAAACTCTACCGCATAAGTAGTTAAATCTTCTGCATTGTCAATAGTTACATTAGTAAAAGCAACCTCTGGCATATAAAAATTAATGCCATCATTACCACTACCAATTTGAAGTTGTAAACTTCTGGTTGCTTCAGTTAGAAAAACTTCATAAAAAGCACCAGTTTCAAAGTGCATTGTAAAGCTTCCTGATACTACAGATTTACCAAGTATGTTTTGTCTTGGTGTTTCTGCACCTACTGTGTAAGTTGGTGACATACCATTATCAATAGTCAAGTTAAAGTCTACAATTCCAGTTTGCACTGTAGGCGATGTGTCATCTGCTGTGTCACCAATTGAAACTGTGCAATTACCAGCATCAAAAGGTGTATGAAAGTAATCAGCAGAGCTTTGACTACCTGACGGTGTATCACCATGAGTAACGTCTGAGCCTTGCATAGATACAGTGCATTCAACAAAACCGCTAGCAGGTACAGCGATAGCAAAGGTGTTTACTTGCATATCCTTAAACACTTGGCAATCTTTAGTAACATTTGCAAAGTTAAAGTTTCTTTCAAACGTAAACTGCCTTTGTGTAGTGCCAATAGAATGTGTTGCACTGCTATCAGTTGTCGTATTAGGTATATAATTTGTGTCTGAACAAGAAGCCGCTACCAATAACTCACCAAAAATATCACAAGGCGAAAGATTAAAAGTAATCTCTGCCTCAGTACTTTGGAATGGATAATGAAACTTTTCAGCTAATCTATCGCCCCTAAGGTGCATAATCTCAGTAGCATTTTTTGAAGTATTGAAAGTCTCGGTCAATATAGGCACTTGCTCTAACCCTGTTGTGATAGCTGTGCCATAAGTGCCTTGAGCCTTTGCTAAAATAATGGACTGCCGCCCTGTTGAAACTGCCATAATTTTTAACTCCTCGCAGGTGTAACTGCAAAATAAGATACGTTTAAAGGTCTAACATAAAAAGCATCTTCTCTGCGCCCTACGCCTAAAGATGTATTTTCGATAGTAATTTTAGTGTTGTTACTATCCAAGACAGTGTTGCGTTTAAATACATTCGCCACACTATCCAATCTATCGGTATAGCCCCCAGAGCCAACCTTAGTATAATAATCAATTTGAAAGATTCCTCTTTGCAAATCTTGCCCATTACCGCCTAGCGTTGATGAAACAGTTTCAGCAGGTAACAATGTACCCCTTAAAGCTTCTGTAACTGTAGCAGACTTACTAAGCCCTGACATCTTAAATGTTACGTTTTCAAATATAAGATTCGTAATAGCTGGACTCATATTGCCAGCAGTTGTATTAAACAAACTTTCAAAAGCAATTCGTATGTTTCTAAACGGTTTGCTAGTGTCTGCTACGACACCATCAGTAATAGAACCAGCATCAATATTATGTATATTGCCTGTGTGGTCTTGACTGATCAATAAATAATCTACTGTCATATTAAGACACCAAAAACCTCTAAAACGCTAACCTTTAGCATACCTTCAGGAAAAGCTTTTGAATGCCCTTCCTCGATAGGCACAGCGTAAGGCAAATTGTTAGCAAAAAAAACAGTATCTCCAAGCTCGTATTTTTTCATTTCTGACTGTGTTTGAGATAACGCATTATTGCCAGCTTGTTTTTCACCTGATGGCGTAACGCTTATACCCGTCTGCCAGTTACTCCTTAACCTGCCAGTATCAACAGGCGTTCTAAAAATTGTTCTTTTAAAAACCTCTGTCAACTCGCCAGAAACTTCATCTTGCAAATCTTTTTCCATTTGCTTGACAGCGCTTTTAACTTGCGAACTGAAGCTCATAATATAGCACCTTTGTTGATGGCTGTACTTTAGTTACACCCACTACTCTCATGTTTTCACTGTTAATACTAGCAACATCACCAACCTCAATAGCTGTTGTTGATTGTGCAAGCCCTGTATGCGTTGTCATTTCTTGCGCTGTATCTTCTTCAGTTACAGGCTTATTCATCAAAACTACGTCAGCAGAAAAACTGCTAGATGATATGCTTGTAGGTGAGCTTATCTGATATGTTTCTGTATAGCGATTAAAAGTGACAGTTTGCCCAAACCTTTTTATCAAAGTTGTAGCTGTATCATTCAATCTTGAGTAATCAAAGCTCATTATACCCTCGTTACTGAAAGTGAAGGCTTGACCAGCTTTCTCAAAGCATTTGTTACGGCTGGCGTGAGCGTTTGATGTGCTGAACTGTTCTTATATGTAACAGAAACACCACCGACAGACTCAGCAATTGTTTCACGCGAAACAGGTGCATCAGGTGCAAATCCTTGCTCATAAGCAAAAGTCAGCTCATACATCGCTTCAAGCACTTCAACTGGTATTGTGTCGTTATCTATACCATAACCATCAATTACTAAATCCCCTCTCGGAAACTGTAATGCTTGATCTTCTGTATGCTTATGGCCTTTGAAATTTAACGATTCAAAGTAAGACATTGCCCTGTATATGTAGGTAATAATGGTGTTATCGCTTGGCGCTGGATCAGTAGCCGCATATCTGTCATCTCTGTAGGTTTTGTAATTGGCTACAGAAATATAAGAATTAGCAGTTGTTGAGCCTGTGCCAGTTTCTAACGAAATAGCAGTTGGCATAACATTCCCCTAAAAAAAGGACAGCCCACAATCGGAGTGATAGCGGACTGCCCAATCTTCACCTTTTACTGTTTATGCACCGCCTAACATGGCGCATACAAACTCAGGCTTCCAAACTTTAGCACCGTATACACAAGACACCTCAATCAGTGATTTGTGATAACCGCGATAAATAGCTACTTGGAAAACTAAGCCAGAGTGAGGGTCAGTTACAGTAACAACATCATCAGCACCATCACCGCCATCAGGCATGGCTGGCGCTCGCATTACTAGCTCAACAGCATTTCTGTGAAACATATGGCTTGGAGATGCTACATCAGTAAATGCCAAGTCAATACCGTCAGCAATAGTTGTTTTAACGCCAGCGTTAAGGGCTAAAGTAGAATCAGCACCGCCAGAACTGTCTGTGCTAACCACATATTTGCGAGTAGTGTCACTTGCAAACTGCACAACGTCACCAGCTTTGATAGTACCTGTGCCTGTATCAATGTTGAATGACTTTGTGCCAATAGCCTGTGTACCACCCAAGTCAGTGTCATAATTAGCATTTCTTGTACCATTAGTGTGAGCAGTGATGCCGTTAGACTCACGAACATTCACACCAAAGATAGGCAGTAAAATACCTTGACGCTGAATCGAATCAGAGCCAGCTTGATTAGTGTTGACAAGGTTTGCAGAGGTACGCAAACGTGCGCCAGACAAAGTATCAATGACCGCAGAAATATCATCAGTTGGACAGCCATGATCTACCAAAACTCTGCGAGTATCAGCCATATCAGCCAAGCTACCACTTGTAAACAAAGCGCCATCACCAAAAGCAAAACCAGCACCAGTTTTAACGGTGGTGTGCAAAAATGACTCACACTCGTTAGCCAATGCTCTCATAGCTTGTGTAATAGCGTTGCCATAAGTAGATGAATATGTGCCATTGTTTTGAAGTGTGCGTGTTTGCTCACCTTCAATTGGTATGCGAACTGCGCGTTGCTGATTTAGCGACATTGTACTGTTATTGATAGTGTAGTCATCGTTATCTGGCACAGTCATGCTTTCTGTGATACCTGCCGCAGTAGCGTCAGCAGTAATTGCAGATTTGATAGTATCGCCAATAGCCGCACGACTATCTGACGAATTCATAGTTACAGATGGAATGTAACCAACTAATTCACGACCTACTAAGTCAGCAGATACATAAATATCGTTGGTTAATTGATTGAGAGTTAAGCCCATTTTGGTAGTCCTCTAAGTTAAGCATCAATTTGACCGCCTGACTTAATGAACTCCATTCGCTTGAAAGCTGGTAGTGATTCAAAGTCTGCGCGGGTTAAAGTTTTTGAATCTCCAGCCCCGCCAGAATTTCCTGTTGCGCCTCCCCCAGAGGCTTGACTGCCATCAACCAAAAACGGATATTCGTTCTTAATTTGTAGCGTCAATTCTTCTAAAGTGCTGACAGTTGGATTACCATTTTGATCAGTAACCCTTACATCACCGTCAACAATACTTAATCTTTCTGCTAGCTTCTCTGATAGCAGTTTAGCTCTAGCTGTGTCTTTGGTCAAATTTGAGGCAACTTCTAAAGCATTGTTGTTGATCTGTTGTCTTTCTATCTTAAGATTAAGGTCAGATAAAGACTGATCTGACTTTCGCCTTGCTTCCTCAGATGAATTGTATAGCGCTTCCCACTTACCTTCTTTCGCTAACTTTTCTTCCTTCTCAGCTTGCGCTTGCCTTTCAGCTTCTATCGCCTTTTGCTGAGCATTTTTCTTTTCGTTAAGTAGCTCATCTACCTTACGCTTCAAACCGCTAACATCTTCTTGAGGCGGCAAACCTTCAACTTTTAATTGATACCCAGTATCGTTTTTTTCGTATAAACCTTGCACACCTTCATCTAATGAGGTAAATTTCTCCTCATCAACTGTATAATCAATACTCATTCTAAACCCCTAGTTAAAATGATTGCCTCTCAGAGACTAGGTAAATAGTACACCAGTTATCTATATAACATCAAATGTTGGTTTTTGCAAACTCTAATGGATTTAAATTTTTTAATTCGCTCAAAGAATATTCAGCACCAGCAGGATCAATAAACTTATCTATTTTCAAGCCGCCTTGCCTAAAGAGTTTAGCCTTTTCTTTACCGTTAGTAAATTTGCTAAAATACTCATCTTGGAATGATGCTGGCTGACTTCTTAACCATGTGCCGTAAGTCTGCTTAGCTGAAACTAATTTTCCACCATCAGCACCCCTTGAGGTACGTTTAGCTGGTGGTCGATTCTTAGGTCTAAACTTTTCATCAATCACAGGCGCAGTTGTGCTTCTGCAATTAAAATGAGCTGGAGGCTCTGGATTCCCTTCCCCAAAGTTGTAAACTTCCCCATCACGACTTGCACAAATTAAAGTTGTTCGCGAATCTAAAGCCGCAACCCATTGGTACTGTTTAATTATCTCACGATTTTGCTGGTAAAATTCCTGCCTAGATTTGTTTGAAACCAAATTTGTACCCGTTCTAGCAAGACTTGTGGCGTGATGCTTTGCTACTCTAGCCCTGCTCATTAGCTTATCAGCTATTTCATTATTGGTTTGCCCTGTCAATATTCCATCGCTTATAACCTGCCTAGCTTGTTTTGCTGATTGCGCTCCAAGATTGTCAAAGGCTTGAGATAAATTTACTTGGCTTTGTGGTGTAGCTGAAAACCTTGAAGTTGTTGCAATGGCTAGGGCTTGCTCTGTAGTTATTGCGGCACTAATGCCTGCCTGCTCAGAGCCTTCCTCTAACAGACTCAATGCCCACTCAGACTCTTGCTTTGCAAGTTGAGCCAGCTCTTTGATTATTTTTTCCTTAGCTTTAACATTAGATTCGATTAACAATTGACCAATCTGAGCTTGAACCTCTCTCAACACAGCAAAAGTTGCTGTATCTGTGTTTACCTTCCTAATTCGTTTAGCTATTTTTTTGTAAACAGTGTCTAGCTCTTTGGCATATTTATTGCCTAAGCTGTTAGCATATCGTTGCAAAAAGACTTGATGTCTAATTACGTTGTCTTTCAATTCGTCAGCTATCTTAACTATCTGCCGTCAAAGGTATAGGGTTTGTTTCTGTTTCTTCATCTATTTCTTCATTGGTG